GGGAAGAAAAAGTAATGGGCAAAGGCATGCATTATTTTAAGGACGGAACCAAGTATGCTGGCGAAGTCCACAAGCACAAAGGCGGCATCGTGATGTCGGGCAAGACGATGAACAAAAACTCAAAGCGAGTATATGAGTTCAAAGACCTGAACGCAACCGCAAAGAAGAAGGCAAGGAAAAAGGGTGATTGAATGTCTGCTTTCTGGGATCTTTGCGACGCACTTGTGGACTTATGGGAATCAGCTCACGAGGGTCTGCGAATACCGATGCCCCAGAGAGAAATCCCTACATTACTACCACAACCCTGTAAAGAAATACATCCTCTGGGACTACAGCTGCCCAAGAAGTGTCAAGGTGAAAGTGAGAAAGAAGGTTGGTTGAATGGGTGCAACATCTAGAGTCATATCAGGATCCATCGACAACTTAGTCGATTTTATAAAAAGTGTCGCCAACAAAATAGATGGGCCAACAGATTTTGCAGAAGGGAAGGGTGCTTTAGGGAACCTACCTTATGTACAGCTTGGGGAGCCTGTTTTCGAGGGTGGGAGGAGAGTTGTTCCTGGGTCAAGAGCTGAAGTCATTGTTCCTTCTGGTGACATGAATCCTAAACTTTTCAATTCAATTCAAAGCCAAAAAAGAGAAATAGACGAAATAACGAGAGACATAGAGGACATCCCTGCGCAAGAAAACAGGTCTCCGCAAATGATCAGGCAAGACATATTAGCTATGCAAAATTGGATCAATAGCAAAAAAGACCTCTCAGGATTCTCTGACATGATTTATCCAATGATGCAGCAAATAGAAAAAGACAAGGCTTTACTAAGTTCAAGAACAGCTCTGCGGGGTTTGGAATAATGGCAAAATACAAAGGAAGAACAGTTACTTTGAACAAACCCCGCAGAATCGGGAAGGGGGAGCCGAGCTATGGGAAAAAGAAGTCGGTGGTTTATGTGAAGGATGGCGACAAGGTCAAGCGTGTGACATTCGGCGACCCGAATATGAAGATCAAAAAGAATCAGCCAGGACGCAGGAGCAACTTCCGCTCTCGTCACAACTGCGACAATCCTGGCCCAAAGACCAAAGCACGTTATTGGTCATGCAAGGCGTGGTAAGATGAGCAGAGCAGCAATTAAAAAAGTAGCGGCAGCAGAGATTCGCGCAGCCAAGAGCTTTCTTGAGAAAAGGCAGATTGACACAGACAAGGTCAGCCCACGCAAGTTCGCCATGGCTGCTAAGGAACTTGACAAAGGCTTTCAAGACACTCTCAAAGTTTTAGCCAACGAATTATCAGGAGGCCAAGTCTGATGGCAGATGCGTTTCGCCCTGATGGGAAATTGAATATCCCGACTCAAGCAGCAGCAGATTACATTGCTGAGCAAGGGCAGATCATGCCTTACGAGCCAACGCTGCGAGAAAAGACTCGCAATGCTATTGCTGACTTCTTGGTTGATAAAGGATTGATGTCGCGAGGCTCTGCAAGGAACATCTCTGAAGGGATCGCAGGCACAACAGACCCAAGCAAAGGTTTCATGGATCAACTCGGTATATTGGACTTGACGCCCATGGGTGCGGCATACGCAGGTCAAGAAGCCTATCGCGATATTGAAAAAGCAGACACTGCAGGTGAAATGGTTGGCCCAGCTGTTGGCTTCGGGTTGAGCGTTGCAGAAGCGATCCCAGTGACCAAAGTTATCACGAAGCCAGCAAGAAATTTTTTAACAAATCTTTCCCGCAAAACAAGCGACATCACAGACCCATCTCGCAGAGATTTTGTCGCAGGAGCAGTTGCCTTCCCAGGAGTTGCAGCAGGTGTTTTCCCATTTATTGAAGCTGCCTCAACAGCTGCCAAAGCTGCTCCGTCAATTCAGCCACCTGACATTAAGATGCTGGACTCAATAGTTGATACCCCAAGCTACAAAGAGTTTGTTGACTTTTTCAATCTTGAATCAATGTCCCCAGGATTTAAACAAAGAGCAACAGAAGGTGTTCCTGATAGCGTTTATGAATCTGTTGTTGAAGAGGCAGGAAACATCAACAAATTTTTGAAAAGCGACATTGACAATCCTTACGAGTTTGAAGGCTTGAAAGACTCCGCTGTTATCATTGATGAGTTGATGGACGTTTACGGGATGAGTAAATCAGAAGTAAAAGCATATCTGAAAAAAGAAGGTATACTTGAGTAATGGGTGGATTCAGCAAACTCGCAGCCGAAGCAACAGACAAGACAGTAACATGGCTTTCGTCATTAGCCAATAAACTCGGTCGCACGCCTGACGAGTTGCAAGCTGAGATCGGTGAGAAAACGCAAAAGCTCGCAGAACAAGCACCTGAGATGTTTGAGATGTATGAGCAGATGCCTCTTTACAGCGCACTGCAAGAAGCCTCAGAAGGCACAGCTGACCTCGCACTAATGAACCCAAAGACTTTTGAGCAGCTAGCTGCAGGCATTGACATGAGCGACCCAATGGTGCGGTATGCAGTTTTGTCAAAGCAAAATCAACTTCAAGATTTAATGCGCGACAATATCCCGCTAGACGACCTGCCATATCTCAGCTATGACTTGCCTGCTGGCGACTCGGCTGTTCAGGTCCGCATGCATGACGGTCGCCACCGCAACAGAGCCTTGGACGCAGAAGGCAACCCAGTTTCGCTGGTCAGGATGATTCCTGTCGGCAGCGAGAAGTCATTGAAAAAGGTTGATCCATCGGCAACAGTTTACGATGAAGTTTCACAAATGCAGATCCCCAGCAGGGGTGGACGTAATGTTGGCACACTCGGAGACTTGATGAAGTTTTTGAGCATTGGCGGCATTACAACAACAGGTGCACTATCTCAGTTGCCTTCTGATCAAAATGGAGGTAAAGTTGAATAGAGCATCATTTTCTTCACTGATGTCCAAAGGAGGCAAAACCATGAAGCATGGAATGAAAAAGAAAAAACCAATGGTCAAAAAGAAAAAGAAAACGATGAAGAAGAAAAAAGGCTATGGTAAATAAGCCTGAAAGTAATGTTGTCGAGGTGTTCGTGACAGGCGTCTCTGGCGCTGCGAAAGCGGAGTTGCATAATGACAGTAATAGATCTGCTGAAAAAGATCCAAAAAACTCTGACGGAGGAACAGAACTCGATAGCTCAGAATATGCTTCTGGGTCAGATGAGTAGCTTTGAAGCATATAAAAAGAGCGTTGGTGTTGCTGAGGGTCTCGAAAGGGCAAACGGCATCATCAGCGATATGATGAAAAAACTAGATGACGAAGAGGATGTATAAATCATGTCTCATCCACATGCAATTGACCTCATCAAAGATGAGGAAAGCGAACAAACACTAGGTTCGCACAAGTTCCCCAAGCCAATGGGGTGGAAAGTTTTAGTTCAGCCTAATCAGGTCAAGAAAAAGACCAAAGGCGGCATATTACTTCCGTCCACCAGTCAAGAAAACGAAGAATATCTGACTGCTCATGGCCGAATCCTGGCTATGGGGGATCTAGCATATCGCGACCGCGACACTGGCAATTCTTGGAAAGGCGATTGGCCTCAAATTGGTGCACGTGTTACTTACGGTAAGTATGCAGGCCAAAAACTAACAATCAATGGTGTGAAGCTGCTTTTGCTTAACGATGACGAGATTACATCAATCTTGCCTGAGGACGCAGAGATAACTTCATACGTAGAATCATAGGCGATAAACCATGGAGGACGCCAACCATGTCTGATCAAGAAGACGTCTTGAAAGAAATACAAGACGAAATCAATGAGACCAAGCGTAAAGCTGGTCAAACTGATGAGCTCGAAATCGAAATCACAGACGAGTCTGATTCCGCAGAGGAGCAGCAAGCTGCGAAACAAGAAGATGAAGAGCCAGAATACGGCGAAAAGGTCCAAAAGCGAATTAAAAAGCTCGTAGACCAACGTCGTGAAGCAGAATTGCAAGCCAAGCAGTTTCAAGACGAAACAGCCCAACTCAAAGCTCGCCTTGAGCGATTGGAGCAAGGCAGTGCCCATGCAGCTGAAAACGCATTCAACAAGCGTTACGAGCAAACTAAAAAGGCATTGGCTAAAGCTGTTGAAAATGGCGACACAAATGCACAGGTCAGTTTTAGCGAACAGCTAGCTGATATGCGTGCAGCAATGCGCATCGCAGAAATGCAAAAGCAAGCTCGCGCCCAACAAGCAGTCTCACCGACTGTTGGCCGAGCAGAGCAAGTTGCCCAAGCACCAGCACCCAAAAAAGCTATGGATTGGTGGGAGAAGAACCGCTGGTTCAACGCACAAGGCTTTGAGCGCGAAACTGCTATGGCACGGTCGATTGATGTTCAATTGGACCTTGAAGGATACGACAAGGATTCTGAAGAATATTACGATCAGTTAAATAATCGTTTACTTAAAGTGTTTCCTGAGCTAAACTCAGGTCAGATCTCTGGTAGGAAATCAAAAAGTAGATCACCAGTCGCCCCTACTACAGGCGGATCTTCCTACAAGGGTGGGCGTGTTCGCATGTCACAGGATCAACTCCGAATGGCTAGGGAACTAGGCATTACTGATGAAAAAGGATTGAAGCAGTACGCTGCAGAGATCCAAAAACAGGCAAGAGGATAGAACTATGACACAAAAACGAAATGTTCGTGCAAGCGAAGAACGCTCAGAAGTCCGTGCACCTCGTGAAGAGGCAGCATGGAAACCACCATCGTTGTTGGACGCACCTGATCCCCGTCCTGGGATGGTCCAACGATGGATTGCTACCTCGATTCAGGGTAGGGATACTCCAGACAACGTATACAAACGTATGCGTGCAGGCTGGAACCCTCGCCCTGCTGACACTGTGAAAGATCAGAGATTCCCAACTATCAATCATGGGCAGTGGGCAGGTTCAATCGGAGTTGAAGGCATGATCCTGTGTGAGATGCCAAAAGATAAGTTCAAATCTATGAAGGCTTACTATAACCAACGTAATGATGAACAGAACGAATCAATTCCAGGAGAGCTTGATGCGATGGCAAGGACTGGGGGCATTCCGATTCAACAAGATCGGAAATCTTCTAGTAGTCGTGGCCGAGATATCTCGGTGATGGCTGATGATTAACTGCTATAAGGAGTAGCGAAAATGGCAAATGCAGATGCAGCCTTTGGGTTCGTCCCAGTTCGCCACATGAGCGGTTATGCACCTCGTGCTAACAAATACACTATTACTTCTGGTCTCGCAGAAAACATCTTCAATGGTGATGCGGTCATCCTCGCAGCGGATGGCACTCTTCAACCTGCAGGTGCTACAGAGACTAATGTGGTAGGTGTGTTCGCAGGATGTTCATACACTGCAAGTGATGGCTCATACGTCTACAGCGAATATTGGCCTTCGGGAACAACAGCTACGGATATTATCGCATTCGTTTACGATGACCCGTATATTGTTTTCAAAGTTCAATCCGCTGGATCTCCTGCTCAGACCAACATCGGCAACTGTGCTGATATTGTTGCTGGTGCAGGCTCAACACTCACAGGTCAGTCTGGCTTCGAAATTTCAGGAACCATGGCAGCAGCCTCCGCTCAAACGAAAATCATTGCGTTGTATGACGCACCTGAGAATGCGTTTGGCGCGAATGCGGTCATGGAAGTGCTTATCAATGAGCATCTCCTGAAAGGCACAGCTGGCATTTAAGGAGGGAATGACAAATGGCAATGAATAGAGCACAATTTGCAAAAATGCTCGAGCCAGGACTAAACACCCTCTTTGGCCTCGAGTACGACACCTATCCACCAGAGTGGGAAGCTGTTTTTGAAACTAACTCTTCACAGAAAGCATTTGAAGAAGACGTCCTATTGGAAGGCTTCGGCAATGCACCTGTTAAGGGTGAAGGTGCGGCAATCTCTTATGATGCTGCTTCACAACAGTGGACTGCTCGTTACCAGCACGAGACAATCGCTCTTGCATTCTCAATCACTGAGGAAGCAGAAGAGGATGGCCTATATGGCTCGATTGCTTCACGCTACACCAAAGCTCTTGCACGCTCAATGGCATCGACCAAAGAGATCAAGGCTGCGAATGTTCTTAACAACGCATTCTCAGGTTCTGGTGTAACTGGTGGTGACGGTAAAACATTGTGTGCAACTGACCACCCGACTCGTTCAGGCAATCAGTCAAACACATTAGCAACCGCAGCTGACCTTTCAGAGACTTCTCTGGAGCAGATGCTGATTCAAATCGCAGACATGAAGGACGATCGTGGACTTCGTATTGCTGCACAAGGCACAATGCTAGTCATCCCCACTGCATACACCTTTGTGGCAGAGCGTTTGCTTGAATCACAACTGCGCACAGGCACAGCAGACAACGACATCAACGCGATCCGTGCAGGTGGATTCCTACCGCAAGGTTATCACGTGATGCGTCGTTTGACTGACTCAGATGCATTCTACATCATGACAGATGTGCCTGATGGTCTGAAGCACTTCCAGCGTTCACCTTTGAAAAAAGGCATGGAAGGCGACTTTGAAACTGGCAATGTCCGCTATAAAGTGCGCGAGCGTTATTCGTTCGGTTTCACTGACTGGCGTGGCATCTTCGGTTCTGAAGGCGCAGCGTAAAACTTTGGGGAGGGGCAACCCTCCCCTTACAATCCTGACTGCTTCGGCAGACACTAGCCACGACAGGAGATAAAAATGGCTCGATCAACTTTTACAGGACCAGTGAAGTCCAACAATGGGTTTGAAGTCCCAGTTGTATTAACTGCAGATTTACCAGCAGCAGCAGACACTACAGTCGGCACAGTTTATATCGTAAGTGACAATGGCGCTGGCGACAATGAATATTGCCTAGTCATTAACACAGGAGCTGCTTGGGTTACTGCTGTTGGTGCGGCACTATCATAATTTAGGAGGGTGACGAATGGCTGATATCGTAACAACCACTACGATAGCCGACAACCCTCGTGAGGCTGTGTTCGCTTTTCAATACCAGTATGTTGATACAGGGAATGAAAGTGCAGTCACTAAGATTGATGTTTCGTCTTTGGTTAACAATTCCAACGGCGATCCATGCACAGGCGTCAGAATACTTGAGTGTTGGTGGATCATACAAGGCATGACTGTTGAGGTGTTGGCTGATGCTGCCACCGATGTAATCATATTGCACTTGGCTGAGAACCAACAAGGCTATCACAGCTTTGAAAAGTTCGGTGGACTTCCATCGAGCTCTTCATACGGCACAACCCCGACAGGTGATGTAAAATTCACCACGACAGGTGCAGGTGCAGCAGGTGATGCTTATCAGGTAGTTCTGAGGGTGGCTAAAGAATATTAAGGAGGATCGGATGGCTCAAGTCTCTTCTATAAGTAGGGTCGGGACAACGGAGCCATTCGAGCTCCAAATTTCTCGTGGCCAGATACCTTACCACAAAACTGTCTTTAAGTTCGGTTACAACAACGATGTCGGAGCCACAAAAGAAACCATCTGGGAACAAGGTGGCTTGTACGCTTATCCTGCGTCAGCTACAGTAATGACTGTATCAAGCAGTTCAACTGATGACACTGCTGCAGGGACTGGTGCAAGAACAGTAGAAGTTTTTGGCCTAGACGCCGATTACAACGAAATAAACGAAGTTGTCACATTAAACGGACAAACAGCAGTTAACACCACAAAGTCTTACCTCCGTATAAATCGTGGCATTGTTCGCAGCGCAGGTAGTGGTGGCGCAAATGCTGGCACAATTTACGCAGGAACAGGCACAGTGACCGCTGGAGTTCCTGCTAATGTTTATCTTAGCATCAATGGCGATGGAGATAACCAAACATTAATGAGTCTTTGGACAGTTCCCGCAGGATATACAGCGTTCCTTACAAAGATGTCTTTATCTACAGGAACATCTACCAACACCAAAGCTCTTTTAAATGCCAGTCTTGTTGCTAGGCCATACGGAGAAGTCTTCCAGATAAAGGAAAGATTTACCCTGACAGATGCCACACACGAACAGTTTTACACTTTCCCGTTAAAGTTTACAGAAAAAACAGACTTAGAGATGAGGGCATTTTCTTCCTCTGGATCTGTTAGCTTTAATGTCTCCGCATCAATGGAGTTTGTTTACATAAAAAATGATGGAGTGACATAATGGCTACTTCAGGAACAGTCGCATTCAGACCCGATGTTGAGGAGATAATCACCGAGGCATATGAGCGTTGCGGCATTGATAACCAAACTCGCACAGGCTACCAAGCTGAGACAGCTCGCAGAAGCCTGAACTTATTGTTCAGCGAGTGGGCCAACAGAGGCATAAACTATTGGGCTGTTCAGAATAATACTTTGGCGCTGACGCAGGGCACGACGACTTACACCTTACCAGTCGGCACTATTGACTTGATGAGCGTTGTTGTAAGGGAAACTGTCGGAGGCACAACTTCCGACACAGTCGTCGAGCGAGTTAGCATTGACGAATACAACCA